TATCAATGGACGATTCTCTGAATACAATTAAGTTATTGTAATATGAGAATATCTGTGTGATGTGTCCACCATTTGTATTTCCTAATTCAAAATAATTAAATGTTCCAAACTGCTCTGGTAATCCTCTTTGTGAATATATAATCCTGGTAGGATGGCTGTCACCACCGGCTAACCACATTCTTCCGTTCCAAGCCTCACCATACTGATAGGTAGAAGATGTAAGCATACTATCAGTTAGTGCCGGAGCAAGATTTACCAATGCTGAATCTGGAATTACATCAATGAATTCAGTGGTAGTATTATCTCTAATTTCCTTTACAAGATAATAAAGCTCCTCTCTGGAATCAGCAACGTATGAAAGCCTCTGATTCTTAGTTCTGTAAATCCTTCTGGATACTGTTCCAGTTGGACCAGTTGGTAGCTCATTCATGAAGACACCGAATCTCTTAAGATAAGCAGATTCAACAGTCCAGTTTACAGAGCTGGTAGCTCCTAATGGTGATTCAGAACCGGAATCAGTAATGAATGTCATCTTGTAATTGAATACAGATACATCACCGGCAGTTCTATCGCCTAATCCAATAACAGATGTAGTGAATGCAGGCTCTGCGGTTCCGCCTCTCAATGCGGTTGTGCCATCCTGATAGTCAGGCTGAATATTTATTAATTCAATTTGTGGTGTTGGTAAGGAGAATCCGAAATCTCTGCTTTTCTTATCTCCATAGAACCAAATTGGCTTATCATATCCATTAATAATTAAAAGTCTGTTTCCAAATGGAATGTACTGCGTACCTGAATCAGTTACCTTCGGAATCCTTCTATTCTCTGATATAATCGTTCTGTCACGGAAATACGTAGTGCCTGTTCCACCATTGTTATTTCCCCAAAGATAGTACAAGGTGCCGTTCTGCTCGAACAAATGGTATACCTGCCCTGCATTCTGCTTAGTCCAGACATAAATAGAATCATGCTTGGTATTCAGGTATGCATCTGCCTCTGTGCTTTCAATAGCAAAGCCATCGGAGAAGTCTTTCCATCCCTGGATTCCCCTGTCGAATAGCCAACCTAATCCTGTTGGACATATTCTGGCATTTCTAATATCATCAGCAGTCCCGGAAGTATCCTTATATCTTTGGTCAATCCCAGGAGCTTTATCTATTTTTATTTGATTTCCTTTTACTGACATTGTTTATCCGTTTGTTTTTAAGGAATTGAAATCATAGAAGAATCTATTTCCGCCTGACATCTGAAACTGTCCTCTTTGAACTACCATATCTATAGAATCTGTATATCTCTTTTGAAGTTGCTTAACTTCTTTTTCATATCTCTGTCTGTAACTTCCTGAATTTCCAGATAGTCCAACCTTATCATACATAGCTTCAAGAGCCTTGTAGACGATTAGCTGATGGAATTCCGCTGGCATCTCAGGTGTATCAGTGATATGTGTAAGCATATTTGGCTTGTAGTAATACCTTGCTATTCCTACTTTTAAGAAATCCTGGTCTACTTTGGTGTAGTCATCTGTAGAAGCAAGCTGTGCAACTGCAATGTCCCAACTATCTACACGAGGATATGGACGAATTCTAAGATGTTGACCATCGTATTCAATGTATCTTGCATTACCTGAATCAATCTGATTGAGATGTGTTATTACAACACTTCCCGCAGTATCTTCAGCAAGAACAATATCAAGATAAGCAGAGGCATTTCTAATAGCTCCTCCTTTATTAAAATCTTTCCAAGTTGGTAAGCCAAGTCTTTCACCAGTAGCTCTATCGTAATTTGAATTCCAGAATATGCGCTTTCGGTATCCCTCGTACTGAGAAGGAACTGTATCTTTAGTAGTGAAGCTGTCTGCAATTATAGTCTGGTCATCCCAAGAAAGAAACTTAATATCTAATGTTCCGGTTTGTCCCTGCTCAACACCAGTTACCTTAAAGCTTAATGGTTCTGAAAGCGGTCCAATCTTTCCATCCTTTTCAAATGCCCAGCAAACCTCTAACCATGTTCCAACTACGAAGCCACCTGTAGCATTTGAACCTATAGTTACATCAACCTTCTCACCTGATGGTATAGACTGAGATGGTGACCAAACATAGGCTTCTGCATAACTTGATTTATAATCCATTCTCAAACCTAAAGTCTCATCTCTTCGTGGCATCAAACCAATGAGCTTGCCGTGAGCAGGTATGCCAGAACCAGTAGCTACAGGTGTGTCTCTGTGTGCTAAGCTTAAAAGCTCAATGCTATCCTGTGGTAAATCATAATATCTTTTCTTTATTATCCAGGTTTCATCGTCTGTGTCTGTGGTCCCTACAAATATTCTATCAAGAAGGAGGGAAGATGTATCTACTACCTTGGAAATCACGTATTCAAGGCTCTGGATTTGAATAGGCTGCCCTTCCCAAACCTCTGGAACCAGTCTGTCCATAGCTGCGGAGAAAGTTACACGCCTTGAGCCTTTGACTACAGATGCGTTAACAGGTGTAGCTCCTAAGGCATCTCTTAATGGAAGTATATCTGGATGGAATTTAAATTCATATTGTTTAGTAGCAAATATCCAACGCTTCTCAGTCCATACCATATTATAGGCATCGTTTATAAGCTGGTCCAATTGGTCATTATAAACTTGCAAATCAGCACTATAGTCTGTGATATTCTTAATGCGATTTCTAAGTGACTGTAGATTCATGTAGTCTCCTATTCATAATAATAGCATAAGTAAAGTAAAGAGGCCCCCTCTGAATCAGAAGGAGCCCCTTTGTGTTTTGTCATTTAGAAATTAGAATTTCTTTATAACAAAAACCTCAATTAAAACTGAGGATAAACACAGATGTTTACAAAGTTAGCTGTAGTTGCGTCAGCAGCCTCAAGAGCTACGCCAAAGGCGCGAGCAGTATCAGCAGCAACACGGACCTCAACCTCACCGGCAGTAACAACGGAAGCAACAAGTACATCGCCTAAGACGATGGTACCAGTGTCAGCCGCGCAGTTAGCAACCGCAAAACCTGAAGTAACAACCTCAATCTTTCCACCGGAAACAGCACTTGATAGTGCTATACCGCAAGCAAGTGGCTGTCCAAGAGCTTTTAGAGCAGATTTAACAACGTGTAGTAAAATGTCGGCACCAGCCTGAGAAGTATCCCACATAACAACATCACCAGCGGTGATAGTGCCAGCGGCGAGAAAGGTCTCAACCTGACGACGGTGACTGGAAGCACCGTCTAATCCTGTTTCCAAACTTTGAATTAATGAAGAAGTAGCCATAATTTATTTTTCCTTTTTTAAATTAGTTTATTTTTTAGAATGTTCTATTTTGTGACATGATTGACACAATGTCTGACCATTCCTTATCTCAAGTACATATTGCGGGAATTTCGATTTAGGAATTATATGATGAGCTTCCATTTCCTCAGGCAAACCATCATATTTACGTTGACAAATATATTCATCTCTCTTTTTTATTCTATTTCCCCAGGTTTGAAGCTGACTTTTAGTCCAGCGTCTTTTATGAGGCTTTCCATCACCACCTCTATTGATAGATAATTTAATTCGTGTATCAATAGAGAATATCCTTCCTGTATTTCCTTTCGCAATATTTTCTTTATGTTTATCTGAAAGAGGTTTTCCAAGCTTGGCTGCTCTTTGTTTTTCCTTTGCACTATCAGAGGTTATTCTACCTGTATTAGAGCATCGTCTGCATACTTTTCCATCATGCTTTGACTTATGTTTTGTTAAAACTATTTCTTTACAAGATGGACAAGTACGCTCAAACATCGGGCCTCCGTGCTTAGATTATACCTTATGCATTTATCAAAACACCTTGAGAACCAAGGTGGTCAGCAACAATCTGGCACTTCACGTAAAGCTGAGCTGCGCGGGCAGTAGTTCCAGAGACGTGCTCGAAAGGACTTACCGCGAAATCACCTTCGCTGTGGAAGACAAGCTTGATACCATCGTAGTTGAGCATGTAAGCGTCTACGTTACCAGCTACTGAAGAAGCGAAGCCCATAACCGGGTCCTGCTCAGCAAGTGCACCGTTGAAAGCAAGAGCCATACGTCCACCGTCAAGCTTAGAAGAATCTACGTAACGCTCTTGAGCGAATAGAAGGTTTCTGTACTGAGCAAAAGCATCAGCAGACATGATTAACTGGGAGATGTCACCAGAAGCTGAAACGCTGTTAGCAGCAATGTAAAGGTCATAGAGGTCATCCATGCCTAAAGTACCACCAGCATTCTTAAACTGATTCTGCCAACCAGGTGTAGCTGAGAAAGTAGCCTTTGAAACACCACCAACTACGTTGGTCTGTGAGCCGGAAGCCAAGTGCTCAAGGAAACCAGTTATAGAACCAGAACCAACGTCACCATTTAAGGTGTTTAAGCCGGTAAGAACTGTGCTGTTACCAACAAGAGCCTGCTTGTTAAGTTCTCTGCGAAGCATTCCCATTACGGACTTCATTCTGGCTTCGAGGATTTTAACGATAGCATATTCGCCACTGTTTTCCATCTCTTCTTTCTTGGTTATTACGATTGGGGCAACGAAGTCATTCCAGTCGTAGATAGCAGGGCGAAGAACGTCACTTACTGCAAGAGATACGGATTCGTATCCTGAAGCTAGTTGTGTGATGGTGCTGTGCTCAGCGATTGAAAGTGGACGTTGCAACTTGATTCCGCCTGGCTCGGATTCTACACCGCCAGCCTTACGAATACCGTCAAGAAAAGCAACTTTCTTGTAAAGCTCATCAACCTCACCGTCTCTGATTGAGAACAGCGTTGAAGAAAGTAGGTCATTGCTAATAGACATGATATTTATCTCCTTAGATATTTAGTTAATTTGTTTTTTACCATTCAAAGAATGAAATTCTTTATGGCATTTTGAACAGAGGCATATTCCGTTATTTAAATTTAAAGAAAGCTCAGACCATGTTCTTCTTGGAAGAATATGATGGGCTTCAAGATTTTTAGAAGAAAAACAAATAGCACATTCGTTATTATAATTTTCTTTTATCGTCCTTGCCCATGCTGGATTTAGGCTTTTCACATTAACATGCTCTGAAAGTGGTTTGATTTGCCTGCAAGAGCCGCATTTTGATTTTAAAGTCAATGCTCTTCTTACATTATTTATATTATTTTTTATTCTATCTTTTCCACAATCAGGACACGGAACGTTCCAAGTACCATCTCCATTATCATAAAGCTCATATTCAAATTTTCTATCACTTCTTATTTTCATCTGTTCTCATTTAATTTAATGTTAGAATGTTTGAAAGGATATTCTCATTATGAGAGCCCAGTTTTTGTTCTTCCACCATTTTAAATAAATAAGGTGTACCTAAGGTATCTTCTTTATTTGGGAGGGAAAAGTTGCCCCTATATTAATTAAGAATTGGTAAAGTAAATCGCTGTTTTTAAACTATTTTCATTTTTATTTAAAGAATGTGGCACGAAATACCTCGTCGTCCCTAGTAGTAGAATGAATGTATACAGACGAGGGGCTGCATGTCGGATGGCCCCACCGGATACTAAGAATATTCTAACAGGAATGAAGTCTGCCAGCGCGATGACCGCAGCACAACGAATGGTTAAGCCCCTTTCCTGATAGAATTAGATGGGCATCGAGGTAGATTATCCAGGGGGGGAACTATAGGAGAGGGGCTCCCCAGCCCCTCCCTTCCTACCTCTACCTACCACCTGCGACATCATAGACTTCATCAGTAAGAGCGTTTGTGTCCTCAAATAGTCCGCCAGACCTTATCAAATCAGGCATGGTTCGAACTTTTTCTTCAAGTTCTTTTAAGGTTTTCTTATCCTCTTCAGATAAGGAATCCAGCATCTTCTTTATAAAATCCATGAGCCTATCCTTTTATTTACTTATTTTATTCTTGTGGTAGTTATAAGCATCCCAACTATTCTTAAACTGAGGTGTACCGCTTGGCGTAGCTCTTGAACCAGAAGATGACATCTTGATTGTTTCTCTCTGTCTTGATTTACGTTCAGCAAGTTCCGCTCTATCCTGGTCCACCTTAGTTGCCCCAACCTTTGCCTTAACAATGTAGAAAGCTTCCTCTAAACTTAGATGAGGCTTTGCCCTTAACATTTCAACTATTGGCTGTCTATATTCAGGAGATGTAAGTTCAGGATTATCTGATTTGAATCTCTCTAAGTCCATCTTTCTTTGCTGTAATTTAATTTCTTCCTGTGCAGGCTGTAGCATGTC